CCGGAATGGGACCTTTGAGGACGTGTTCAATGTGGCTCTACATTCCGCCGCACGAGACCTTACCGCCGTTTCCCTTTGTTCGGGGGCCGGGGGCCTCGACTTGGCCATGGACCTTGCGGTACCGCGCCTTCGTCCGGTCCTATACGTGGAGAGGGACGCGGTCGCCGTCGCGACTTTGGCGGAAGCGATTGAAGCGGGTTATCTGGCTCCAGCGCCTATATGGTCGGATGCCAGAACCGTCCCAGGCCGCCGCTTTCGTGGCCTCGTGGACATCGTCTTTGGCGGCATCCCGTGCCAGCCGTGGAGCCTTGCCGGAGAGCGTCGCGGCTACGACGACGACCGCGACCTGTGGCCCGCCACCCGCCGACTCATCGCCCAGACCCGATGTTGGGCCGTATTCATCGAGAATGTCGGCGGCTTGCTCGCCGGCGCCTATCGAATTTACCGAGAGCTTCGACGGCTGGGTTTCCAGGTTGAGGGCGGACTTTTCACGGCGGCGGAAGTCGGACGGCGCCACGAAAGGGAAAGGTTCTTCATCCTCGCAGTCCGCGACCCCTCGCGATCCCCCCAGCCTAGACCTTTGGCCGACGCCGACCGAACGGGATCACCGGAGCGTACACGCGTCCGACGTCATCCACGCCCGGAACGCGCGGCCTTTGAGCGAGACCGCGGGCCTATGGGCCACGCCGACCATCGCCGACACGGACGGGGGCCGGCGGACCCGCTCAGGCCCCCGCAAGGACGAGCTGCTATTACCTGGACAGGTGCGGGAGCTTCACCACCGCCTGGACCCAACGACACCGCCGCCTGGCGGGAAGTCCTCGCGGTCCGGCCTCACCTTGAACCCGTCTTTCGTGGAATGGCTGATGGACTGGCCGGAGGGTTGGACCCTGCTACCGCTCGGCGAGTCGACGGCCTTCGCATCGACCGGGTGCGCCAGCTCGGGAATGGCGTTCTGCCGCTACAGGCGGCGCTTGCGTTCCGAACTCTCGCGTTTCGTCTTGCACCCGTCGCCCCCGGCGCAGCTCGACTTATTCGGGTGATGCGATGAAGAACGCCAGCAACTTCCACCGCCTGCGGAAATATAGCCGGCGCGTGGCCGCCATGTTCCGCCGGCATCCCGGCCGGAGCGTCCAGCTCGAATGGCTGCTGACCCTGAAGTGGCGCTATTGGCACAAGGTCCACGGCCCTCACCAGCGCCTGTGGAGGAACGCCGCATGAGCAAACCCCTCACCGGCCGCAAGGGCGGCTTCCGGTTCAATCCGGATCATCTCGCCTATCGCAAGCATGCGACGCCGCACGAGAAGCAGCTTCTGACCGACATCTGCGCCCAGATCGAGGCGACCGAACGCACGATGAAAGCCCTGCGGGAGGCGCGCCGCACCCTGACCTATCGCATCCGCAGCCGAGCGCGTGGCCGCGAACGAAAGGCCGACCTCCTATGGCAGAAGCAGTTTGCCCGTTCGGCCCCCGACACCGCTTCCGCTGGAGCCGAGATCGCACCGTTCGTTCCTGCGCCCTGTGTCATCGGACCTGGGAAGTGAAGCTCAAAGGCATGGTCCCGACGTGGCCCGCAGTCCCCGGCATGACCTACCGAGAGTGGCGGCGGCGCCTTCGGGAGAACAGCGCATGACCGAGCTGCGCAATTCTAACGTGCGATTTCTGCGGCGTTTTAGGCGGGCGCAGGAATTTGCAGGATTGAAGGGGTTGAAAGGACGCAAAATGCATTCCAAGGATACGGATAACAGACTCGAAACAGCGCTAAGGGATGCCGGATTGGGGGATTTGGCCAACAAGGCGGGGACCGGTTTCTACAGCGATTTCGGTTCACCGCTCGCCTTTCCAAAGATGGCGTTGGCCGAAGAACTGGCCGCAGACGGCTCCCCCGCCGCTCTTCGTATCCGCGCCCGCGTGATCATGGGCGACTTCGATGACTGAACATCGGGACCGCTACAATATGCGCCGCGGAAACGCAGGGCCCGGCATACCCGCAGAGCCCTGGAGGGCCATGACGCCGCCGCTTTGCAAGGCCGCCCGGCTCACCCTGGGCCTGTCGCAGAAAGACCTTGCCGCCGCCGCGGGCCTCGGTCTCTCGACCATCGCCCTTTACGAGCGCGCCCAGCGCTACTGCAAACCCAGCAACCGGCAGGCGATCTTTCGCGCGTTCGAAGAGCGCGGGATCATCTTCACCAGGGACGGCCTTGTTGGTTCGTTCTTTCTCCAGGAGCGCGCGTAAGCCGTCATGCCCGAGCCATCCCCACAGCCCGTCATTCGCACGATCCTCGTCGAAGGTATCGTCTACAACCTGCGCGCACTCCTGCCGCGCATCGACGAAATCGCAGAAGAAGACGTGCTGAAGGCGGTCGCCGGGATGATCGTTGACGCCATCACGCCGCGTTCCCTGGAGCTGTTGCGCGACCGCCAGAACGCCGCGTTCAGCACCGATTACCGCAGGGTCCAAGACGCCTCGACCGATCCGGAGAGCCGGGAAGTCTTTGGCCCGCTGCGCGATCAGCTCCTGATCGTCCTCATCAACCGCGACGGGGGGTCCGTGAAAATCCCTGTCGAAGAGGTCGACCAGACGGGCGAATTCATCCTGCGAATGCGTACCGAAGACCGCTCCTTTGTCTTCACCGTCGACCAACGCAATTGAACCCGAAACAGCTAGGGAGTTTCGAATATGGCCCTTTCCGCAGCCCTTCGCGCCTTCAGCCCGAAGCCAGCCCCTTCAAGGGAGCAGCCTATGCCAGCCGCATCATCGAGCGGACCACACGCCGGGACCAATAGGTTCAACACGCCGTTCGCCAAGACCCGCAAGAACTTCATCCCGGCCGCCTCATGGCTGAAGTACAACTGGATCGACAAAGACCCAGAGATGGACTTCGTCGCTTTCGCGATCGAGCAGAGCGGTATGACCGCCGAAGAGATCGAGGAGCTGACGGAACGCGCTGGCCACAAGGTGAGCCGCTTCACAATTTACAACTGGCTCTATGGCGACGTGCGGCGCCCGCAGAACTGGACGATCGCAACCGTGATGTCCGTTCTCGGCTATGAGCGCCAGTGGAAGCACGGCAATGCCTGACGACCCCGCCAAGGCGGCTTCGGAATGGAGCCTGGAGACCTTCGCCACCACCCTTCACCGCTACTTTCACGAGGGCTCGCCGGCCGAGGTCCAGGCGCAGGCGATCCGGGGCGTTGAAATCCTCCTCAGCCTCGGTCATCCAATGCCCGCTGCGGCTGTCGCCTGTTTCGCCGAAATCGCATTGGCCGACCTGGATGAGGGCGTTGTCCCCGCGTGGCCCTGGAAACTGGACCGCGACGCATGACCCCGCGTCCAGGTCGCTATGACGATGGAGATACGATCCGCGCGGAGCTTTATCGGCTGCGTAACGACCTTCCGCAATTCGTCGTCTACGACCATCCCGCCGACGCCCCAGATCTCTACATTGCTCGGCTTTGGGTCTCTCTCCCGGAGCCGACGCCTTGTGCCTTGGCCGTTGGATTTCGCGACCTGGATAAGTTACGCCTCTACATGGTGCAGCTAGGGCTGACCCAACTTGACCGGCTGGACGCCGATGACCCGAAGATAGTGGAGACCTGGATATGACCGATGGGCCTATGGACCCAATCACCATGGCGCGGTTCTTCGCCATGCCTGGAGCCTTCCGAGCGCTAACCGCCTTGGCCAGCATCCCGGATGGCCCGCTGCGCGAAGCGAGCGTGGTGCAACTGGAGGCGATCGCACTGACCTATGCCGGGGCGCCGGTCAGCATGCATGGGCCCGATCCGCTCCTGATGGCCGCTCAGGGCGCTAGGGAGGCCGCTCCAGCCCTTCCGGCGCCCAAGATGGCCCGACCTGCCGCCAGCGACGAAGAGCGCATCATGGCGCTTCGTCTCCAGGGTCGCAGTCCGCGGGAGATCGTGGAAGAGACGGACCTTCCGCTCATGCAGGTTCAGGCTGTGATCCGAGCTGCGCGCGCGAGCGGCCCGATACCGCCAGTGAACAAGCCGAAAGACAAGAAGGGCGCGAAGGCCGCTCCGCCCGCAAAGCGGTTCGTTACCCGCATGGAACAGATCGACGGTCGGGCGATGCGCGGAATGGAATTGGCCGCCAAGCGCCGCCGCAAGACCGTCCCCGAGTACATGCGCGCCCGCGCCGAATTCATCCGGCTGCGATCGAACAAGAAGCCCATGGACGAGATCGCCGACGCGATCGGCATTGACGAGCCCACGTGCTGGAATTGGCTCAGTCAGGCCATTGCGGCCGGATACGACCTCGTTCGTGATGTCGAGTATGAAGACGCCGAGATCGAGGATAAGGCCCCTCCAGCGGCCCCGGAGGAACCCCAACAATTCCTGAAGGGAGCCAACGGCGCGACCGTCCTTATGGCCGGCCAGAAGGTATTCCCCGGCTTCAATGATGTTGGCGCTAAGGTGAGGGGAGCCATCATGCGCGGCGCGACGGCGCGCGGAATGACCACGAACGCCTATGAGGCGATGCGCGAAAACGTCGTACGGCTACGCCTGGAGGGCATGAGCCCAACCATCATCGCCGAGCGGACTGGAGAGACGGAGGTTGCGGTCAAGGACTTGATCACCGGCGCGCGTCAGCGGGGAGTCATCTTTCCGAAGATCGCGCCACACGTCCGCACGAAGGCCGGCTGACCATGGAACTTGTCGGCTTCAGTGGCAGTCGCTTCGACCTTCCGGACCCCCAGGCCGACGCTTTGGTGACGGAAGCTCACGCCCTCAACGGCCTTTACAAAGACCTTGAGCTGCACCATGGCGACTGCACTGGAGCCGACCTTTTCGCCCACCACATGGCCAAGGGGCTCCGCTGGCGCGTCGTCGCCCACCCCGCCATTATCCACGTCAAATGGAAGGCCATGGTTCGTGACGCCGACGAATATCGGATTGCGCAGCGTCCCATCCGCCGAAATCACACCATCGTCGAAGAGACGCGCCGCGTGATCGCCTGCCCCTCGACCTTCACGCCGACGCCCTACAGCGGCACATGGGCGACGATCCGCTATGCGCGCAAGCTGAAGCGCCCGCTGACCGTGATCCTGCCGGATGGCGAAACGTTCACGAGCTGGGATCTCATGCGATGAACCGATGGCCCTATCGCCCGGAGACGCTTGTCGCGCGATTTGAGCGCGCAGTCCGTCGAGACGAAACCTGCGGCGCCCTTCCCCCGGAGGAGTGGCCCAAAGCCGCGCGCGCACTCGTGCTGGCGCGTCGAGACCTGATTGCGCGCGTCGTGCCCGTGACAACCCACCAATGGCTCCAGGCGCGGAGATCAGCGGAGCTGACCGCAGCCGTCCTCGCGTTGGCCAGGAGCGGCATCCCAACCGACATTCAGGGGCTGCTGTTGTCCGGTGACCCCATGCGCAGCATCCCGCCAGGAGCACTTCAGGCCGCCCTGGACATGGCCGCAGCGGTAGAAGACCAATGAACCTCCACATTGAAGGCGGCTTCACTCTCCCGCCGCAGCCGTGGCCCCTGCGCATCTGTCAGCGGTTGGCGCCAAAGTTCATGGTCTACGCTGGCGCCGCTCTCGCTGTTGAAATCGTGCTTGCAGCGGCGGCCCTGTTTTTGGGCCCCCGGCTCCTCCACTGGCCTCGCACCCCGTTTGTCCTCGCCTGGGACGGCTCGATTTTCGCCGTCAGCCTCTACATGGCCGCCAGCGTAGGGCGCACGATCCTGCACGAAAAGATCATGGCCGCTCACAAGCAGTTGGCGCAGGAGGTCTCGGACGGGGCTATGCGCGCCATGTTCGAGGAGGTCATCGCGGCCCAGATGGAGGGGCGCAAGCCGGACCTTCCGAAGAAACCGGTGACCCATTAATGACCCAGCCGCTGGTTTTGGTGTTCGGATCGAATCTGGCCGCCCGCCATGGCAAAGGCGCAGGGCGTAGCCGTTGGCCTCAAGGGAACGCCTACGCCATCCCGACCAAAGACTTCCGGCTTCAGACCTTGCCGCTCGCCGAGATCGCGCACTACGTGCGGGAATTCCTGGTCTACGCCATGTCGACGCCGGACCAGCAATTTCAGGTCACATCGATCGGCTGCGGCTTGGCCGGCTACACGCCCGCCCAGATCGCGCCGATGTTTCGCGACGCGCCATCGAACGTGCAGCTTCCCGCCGACTTCCTGGACGCCCTGAAATGACCCGCGAGGACGTGGCCAAGGCCTTTTACGAATACATGCTGTCCAGCGCCGCCGTGCGCTTCATCCCGGTCGGCTATCGCGTCGCCTCATGGGACGAGCTGAAGCGGGCCGGTGACCGCACCGAGCTGGAGCGCTGGCGCGGCGCCGCAGATCTCTATCTCGACGCTATTGGCGTCACCCAATCCCGCGGCCAAGCCATCGTGTTTGATGGCCTGCCGCCCGACACCCGCACGGCCGATCCGGAGGCCGATCAACCGCAACCCCAAGAAGAGGCGGATAGGGGTCCGTCCGAACACCGGATCACCCCCGATGGCGGTTAAGCCGACACCACCAGCACCACCAGCACCACCTGCGCCCACGTTCCCTATCCTGCCGATCGTGAGGCACGCTTTGATCATTCACACGCCCGGCGCGCCCAGCGTCGAAGTCATTGTGCGCGAGATGCGCGACAAGGTCCGCCTATCGCTGGACATGCGCAGTGTGGATTTGACGTTGGCGGAGGCTCAGACGCTGGCCGAACACCTGCGCAAGATCGCCTACCGGGTCAGCCATCGGCCGAAGGGCCGGCCATGAAGCGGCTCAGTTACAACGTCAAGGACGCCTGCGAAGCGGTCGGGATCAAGCGCACGACCTTCTATAAGCTCCGCAAGGAAGGGGTCATCTGGACCTTCAAGTTGCTGGGCCGCACGCTGATCTATGAGGACGTGTTGCGCGCGGCCCTCGACGGCGCCTCAGGCCGCGCTCCGGCCCCGGAGAGCCACCACATTCCCGGCCCACTCGACGTCCAGGAAGTCCGCCCAGGCCTGCATTACGAGGCGCCGGTTTTCAAGGTTTGAACCCCGGCGGTAGGCGTTGCGCGTGTCGTTTCCGACCTTGTGGGCCAAGCACTCTTCGCCGGTCTCTTCGGAGACCCCGCCGACGTCCAAGGACCAATCCTTGAAGGTCGCGCGCCAGCCGTGCAGCGACGTGTCATCGCCGCCGGCTTTCTGTGCGATCCGGGTCATCGACGTCCCGCTGACCGGAACGCCCGGCTTCCATTGCGACGGGAAGACGTAGCCGGTCGATGGCCATTCCTCGCCTCCGGCCATCCGGTCCAGGAGGGCGACGGCCTGCGTCGAGAGCGGGACGGCATGGGCCTTCTTCATCTTCATGCGGGCCGCGGGGACGGTCCAGACCTTGGCTTCCCGGTCCAGCTCCTCCCATTGCGCCGCGCGGCCTTCGCCGTTTCGGAGCGCGGTCAGGATGATCAACTCACAGGCCAAGCTGCAGTTGGTCGGCGAGATCGCGCGGAGCGCCTTCACGGCGGCGCCGGCTTTTTCGTAGCTGACCGCCGGCCGATGCTCGACCTCATAGGCGTCGCGCTTTTCCAGGTGGAACCGGACTTTGCTCAGGGTCACCGGGTTCGCCCAGGGCTCCGCAATCTGACCGGTCGCGAGACCCCAATCCAGAACCATTTCGACGCGCGCCCGCATCCGGTCCGCCGTCTCCCGCTGCGCGGTCCAGAACGGCTTCAGGGCCTCGACCATGTCCTGAGTTGTGATGCTGGCCAGCAGCTTCCCGGCCATAGCGCCGGAATGGACCTGGACCGACCGCAGCCAATTCTTGCGGCCCTTGTCCGTCTTCTGACCAGCCAGATTGACGACGATCAGGGCGGCTTGGCAGAGCGTCAGCGGCGCTGCGGCGCTCGCCCGAGCCAGCTCCGCGGCGCGCTCCTGATCGCGGACCTCAATCGGGTTTTCGCCGCGCGCGAGGATCGCGACCTGGAGCGTCCGGCGGCGGCGCGCTTCCGCCAGGCCGATATCCTGGAGCGAGCCCAAGCCCATTTCCTTTGTCTTGCCCTGCCACTGGAACAGGAAGACCCAGCTCTTTTGCGTCGGGCCGCTGACCCGCAGGTAAAGCTTGCCGCCATCGGCGTAGAGCCCCGGCTTCTTCAGCGCCGCTATGCCGGTGACCGACAACCGATTGAGAGTGCGAGCCGCCATTTTCGTCCCCAAGTCCTTCCCAAGTTCGACCCCCAAAAAGGGCCCCGGATGGCCGCGAACAACCGCGACCTGATAAGGATAGAGGACCGCAAAATGCATAACGACTTCAAGAGGCTAGTTTGCAACAGCGAACAGCGGCGAACAGGCTGTTTGCCCCTGGTACTGGAACCGCTATCTCTTGAATTAACTCGGATTTTTGGATTTCCAGGGCGTTTCCCAAGGTGTTACCCCAAAACCACGGTACCCTAGAAAGTTACCGCAAAATGCATAACACTCCGAGTCGGGCGCGAGGCGATGGTTCGCCTAGCCGGAACTTATAGTCGGCGAAAGCGGGTTCGATCCCCGTCGCGTCCAACAATCTTGCGGAGCTGAACATGGACCCTTTTGAAAAGCGCGCGGGGTGGTGGTGGCTAAGCTTCATGGACCCGAAGAAGCCGGCCGGATCGCGCTTTCTGGGCGTGATCGTCATTGAGGCCGCCAGCTTCGACATGGCCATCAGGACCACGCACGCTATGTGGATAAATCCCGGTGGCGAGGTCAGAAGCCACTACCTCGGATCGATCAAGCCGACGTGGCCGGAAGAGGCGTTCTCGCGCCTGCTGTCCGCCGATAAACTCGAAGAGTTAGGGATCGGCGAACGCGACCCAATGGTGAGATGGAGCGCCCGGCGTTCCGGCCCCCCCCCTTGACTCCGGATGATGCATAATGCGGCTTTGGCGCTCCGCCGCATTTGAGGACCGCCACCGATGGGAAAGCTGCACGAGGTCATCGCCGTAGAAGGCGACCTCGCCGGGACCGCCAAGAAGATCATCGACGAAGCCCGCGACACCTTCGCCAAGAAGCCTACCCTGTTTATGGCGGAACACATCGTCACGACCTACTTCGACGACGCGCAGGCGCACCTGAACATGACCGAGAGCACGGCCATGGTGACGACCGTTCAGGACAAGCTGGACTATGTCGCGCCGTTCGTGGCCCGCTATTGGGACGTGTACGCGTCGAAAGAGGCGACCAACCGCTCGGCCTCCGCTGACCTTGTCGTCAATGGCGTCGTGCTCCTGCCCAACCTGCCCGCGACCGTCCTGCTGGGCCTGGAGAGCAAGCTGAAAGAGCTACGCTCGATGTACGAGGCGATCCCGACGCTGGCGCCGGGCCTCAAGTGGGAACAGGACCCGGAGAGCGGGGCGGACGTCTACCGCACGGCCGAGCCGGAGCTTCGCCACGTGACCGCCAACACCCTCATCCCGATCGAGCTTTCGCCCGCGACGAAGGAACACAAAGCCCAGGTCCAGGCGGTTTCGAAGGATGTGCCGGTGGCCAAGAAGGAGGTCACCAAACAATCTGGGATGCTCAGCCCCGCTCAGAAATCCGACCTGCTGGAGCGGATCGATCAGCTCATCCGCGGCGCGAAGGAAGCGCGCCAGCGGGCCAACAACATCGACGCCGTCGAGCAGAAGGGCTTTGGAAAAACGCTCTTTGACTTCATCCACGGCTAAGCCATTCGCGGGCGGAACGGCGCGCCGCCCGCGTCACGCTCCCATAGGGGCAAACTCAGCGTCAGCTTCAGCGTAAAGGGCAGGCTTCGAAACCCTGCCGAACCAGTCTCAGATTTTTACCCCTCAGCTTCACAGGCAGGAGAACGCAGCTAGTCGCCGAAGGTCCCAACACCTGGAGATGCGGGTTCGAGTCCCGCGGGGGCAGCCAAGCCGGTCGTACGCAGCCGGTTTCGTTGCCCCCTAGCTCAATGGCAGAGCGACAGTAGATTCAGCCTGAGGACGGGCGGTCGACGACGCCGGAGGAATGCCGAACACTGTCACGCTAGCTCAGTTGGATAGAGCTACGGCCTTGTAAGCCGTTGGTCCCCCGTTCGAATCGGGGGCGCGACAAAGGGGGGCTCGGCCGGCATAGCCGGGTCCCCCACCGTCGCTTTAGGAGATCACCATGACCCTTTGGATTTGCACCGCCTGCGGCAAGACGAGCCCGGTCCGCGAAGGCGGTCACCCGGAAACCTCCTATGGCTGGGACGTGAGCTGCTACGTGAACGCCGAGGTCTGCGACTGCTACCGTTGCACGAAAGAGCGCATCCCGACCGCAGATCCGGCGGATGGCCTTGACCTGGAAACCAGCCTCAGCTTTGCCAGGATGTTTCTATGTCGGACGTGCGGGAACAAGCGTTGCCCGCACGCCGCTGACCACCGGCTAGCCTGCACCGGCTCGAATGAGCCCGGCCAGCCGGGAAGCTTGTACGAAGACGTCCCGTGGCCGCCTAAGTCGTAGGGGCCGCGGGGGTATTGGCCACGATCGCCGCCGCGAGGGCCGCATCGTTCGCGCCGAGCTGATCGCTCAGGGCCTTCAGGGCGACGGGATCAGTCCCGGCTGCATCGAGCTGGGCCTTCAGACCCTGGAGGAGGGCCACAGCCGCCTGTTCAACATCGGTGTTGTGCGCGACTTCGGCGGTCAGGGTGTCAAGTTCAGCGGACATGAAGAGCAGACCTTTCGCTAGGCCAACTTCGCCGCGCAGGAGTGCGTCGACCTTCCGTTCAATCCGGTCCAACTGCTGCTGTTCTCGGAATGTGGCCATGCTTGTTGAACTGCTGGCGGAGTCACACGTTCCCCAGGGTCGCATGAACTTTGCGCGACAGGTTTACGGTCGCGAACTGCACCCTCATGAGCGAAATCAATGCCCGCCTCCCGACACCTGCCGCCGGTGCGGCTTGACCTGACCATCAGCCTTCCGATGATCGCGTCTATCCTCGCGGCATTGGTCGCCGGCACGTCGTACCTGAACGCCAAGTTTGAACGGCTCGACCGGCTCCAGATCGCCACGGCGGACAACACCAAGCGCATCGACGGCATGCAGTCGAAGCTGGACGTCATCTACATGAACAGCATGCGCTCAGCTCCGCTCATCCAGGAAATGGCCAGGAAGCAATGATCCGCATCGCCGCCGCTCTCGCCCTTACCGTGGCCCTCGGCGGCTGTTCCACCGGCGCACGGCTGACCCCGGAGCAGGCGGTTGGGCTGATCAAGGCCTTTGGCGACGCCGGTTGTCGGGGCGACGTCCACTTTGAAGCTGGAGCTGCGACAGGCCAGATGGGCGGAGAGGCGCACGTCACCGCGAGCGCCAACGGCGCCTGCGACCCAACGTCTCGCGTCCCGCTACTAAGCGCCACATTGCCCAACGGCTAAGGTTTGGGGTATGCATAAGGCGTCCTTCAGGGAAGCCGCCATGTCTCATCCGTCGTTCAGCAGCCGTGAAGAGCAGCGTCATTGGGAGCGCAAAGCCGCAGCCATGATGCAGCTCATGGCCTTCGCTGCGAAAGCGCTGGCCCTCGGCGTGCTCATGGTCGTCGTGTGGCAGGTCGCGGGCGCGCTCGGCTCCTAACGATCGGGTCGGTTCTCGACCTGCGCCTGTCCGACCATAGACCCGCCAATCAGACCCGCCGGAAGCGGGAAGCTGCGCTTGGTCGCTTCCGGCAATTTCTCCCACTCCGCCAGGAACGACGCGAAGTCCTCCGGACCCATCTGGAGGATCGCGCCATAGGCGTCGCGCGTGGCTTCGTTCATGCCCCGCGTTCGAGCCCGCGCCGCGCTGTTCTTGATCAGCGTCAATGCGCCATCGACAGCGGCGCTCAGCGGCTTGCCGCCCATCAGCTTGCCGCCAATGCGCGTCACATCGCTCACGTGGCCAGCGGCATCCATTTCGCCTGAAGCTTCCTGAAGGCCCATGGTCGGCGATCCGCCATAGGGCGCTGCGCGCGCGCCGGATGCGGCCAGCTCGGCTTCCTTTTCCATGCGGCCGATGAAGGTCGCCGCGGGCCCCTTGCCGAACGCCAGCTCCAGTTTCTGCTGGACACCAGGAATGGCGAACTTGCCCCCCTTGAGCTGGCCGCGTTCCCACAACTTGGTCACGTCGTTCGCGAGAGCCGCCTTCACCGCGTTCCTCTCACCGTCCGTCTTCAGCGACGCCCAGAGCTTGCCGAAGTCGCGTACCGTCCCCTGCGTCAGCCGACCGCTTGCGCGCTCATAGGCGCCGCGCACGCTCATGTAATCGCCGGACGCGTTCAGGGCCTCGCGGTAGCCGGGGATCGCCGCCCCTTGGCCCGTCTCGTCTCCGGCCAGAGCGCGGCGCAGATCGTTGGCCGCCGTGGCGAGATCGCGATTGCGGATGCCGGCCTCGCCCGTGGTGATCACCTTACCCGTCGCCGGATCACGCTCCACCAGCGCATCGAGCCGCTTCTTGACCGAATCCCAGCTCGCGGCGGTCGGCGCCTCCATGTGCGCAGGCTCGGTCTCCGGCGCAGGCCGCGCGCCATAGGCGTCCGGGTCCGGCAGATCCGCCCCGTCAGAGCCGCGGTAAGCCAGCTCTTCATCTGCACTGCGACCGGCCATGCGATCGAGCGCGCCCTGATCAGCCGACCGCGCGAACCTCGGACGCCCCTGCAGCTCCTGCCGGATGGCCGCTTGGACCTGATCGAGCGTGGGCCGCTGCGTCAGCTCAGGAAAGTATCCCGCTTCCCATGCCGCTTCGCCCAGCCGGTCCAGGTCGCCCTGACCGATCACAGGCTTTTGGAACGGCCGGCCAAGATGCCACTGGCCGGCGTCCATGGCCGCCAAGTCGCCGCCGGCATCGGCCGCCCCGCCGCGACCTGCGATGAACTGCATGAGCGATGGACCCTGAGACGGCGCGCGGGCAGGGGCCCGGCGCATGGCCGCGGGATTGACGGCTTGGCCAACGTCAGGCGGCTCGACGAAGTCCGCCGGGTTCGGAACCTCGACACGCCCCATGGCCAGCCCCTCGCCGACCCGACCAGCGTTCCGCGCCGAAACGTCCGCGCTAGACAGCGCCTGACGGATCACCGGCCGCTGGGCCAGCCCTTGGAGCTGATCGTTCCAAACGCCGCCTTCGCCACCCAAGGCTGCATCATAGAGCGGGCGGGCCGCCGCTTGGCCCTCCTCCACCATCTGATCAATATCGCCGGCCGCCGCAGCGGGGGAGACGCCGAGCTGATCTTGGAAGTCCTGCTGGATGCGCTCTGACGCCGCCTGCTGGCGCGCATAGACCCGCGCACGCACGTCGCCGCCGGTCTGACCGCCACGCCGTGCGGTGGCCGCGAGCTGATTGACCCCCTCAGGCCCGATCAACTCGGCGGCCATCACGTCCTTGCCGGCATAGGGTGCGGCGCGGTCGGCCACCGTCGCTGACGTGATGCCCTTCTTGCGCGCAAGCTGCGTCGCCGCGATGGCCGCGCGCCGCGCATCCTCCGGCGTCGCGACGGCCGGCCCCGACACCGGCGGCTTGGGCTTGATCATCCCACCAACTGTGTCCGCCAGGTCGGCTGCGCCCTTGCGGACGGCCGATGCCACCGGAACACCGACGCCATGCAGCAGACCGCCCATCAGAGCGCCGCCCTCAGTGCCGCGCTTGGCGTTCTCCGCCCGCTCCTGCAACGAATGGCCCTCAGCAGCCCCGTAGAGGCCGCCGTAGGCCCCTCCGGTCGCCGCCGCGGTACCCATGCCCTTCAGGAAGCCGGAGACGCCCCCAGGCGTCGCCCCGAAGTTCGGGTCAGCCGCCCCCGGCGCTGCGCCGCTTCTGCCGCGTACCGGAGCCGCCGTCAGACCAGCCAGCAACGTCCCGACCGTCGTCGCGATCGGATGCTCTTGCTGCATCTGCTGCTGAAAGGCTTCCTCTTGATCCTGATTGGCCCGGTAGACGGCGCCCAGGTCCCGCGTCGGCTTGCCGGTGACGGCTCGACCGACATTCAACACACCTTCAAGCCCAGCCGCCCCGGCGCCCCGGATCTCATCGCCGATCGGGAGCGGCATTTGCGTAAGAGCGTCAACAACCCCATGCCCGCGATGCGCATCCACCGCCGCCGCGTCGGCGCGCGCCTTCGTATAGTCCGCCTGCGCAGGCGTCGGCTTCAGCCCTGCCTTGGCGAAGTCCATGGCTTGATCAGGGCTGTCCGCCTGGATGCGGGCGACCTTCCCATCCGGCATCTGGATACGGAAAACGGCCACGTCTATTGCTCGTAACCCAGGAAGACCGGCTGACCCTTCGCCTGCGCGCTCTTCGCCTTCAGCGCGTCATTCGCCTGAGCGCGCGGGTTCACCGGCGTCGTCCCAGGGCGCGGCAGGTGCTGTTCCGAATATTGGCCCCACCACCGGTCGAAATCGAGGCCGTTCGCATTCAGGGCAGACGGCGACCCAAGAACTTTCGTCCAGGCACGCAGCGCCGAGCCATAGGCCGCCTGCCGCGCCGACGCCCATTTCTGGGCCTCGACCACCTGGAAATTATGGGCCTTCGTCGCGTTCGGATCATACTGGAGCGTCTTCAGGAACATGACGTCGCGGTCCGACATCGGGCCCTTGAGCTGACCGACGTTGCCGAGCGTGCCCTGATTGGCCAGCGTCTGGAGCTGTTCCAGGTTTGTTGTCTGGGCCTGCGTCGGAATGCCGGGGACCACGCCGCCCAGGAACCCGCCGAGCGCCCGACCAGCCCCGATCCGCTGTTTTGCAAAGGGCCCGGTCGGCGTGTCGCTCTTCAGCAGAGCTTCGGCCCCCAACGCGTTCTGTTCATTCGAGAACCCCTCGCGCACGCCATCGCTGGCCGCCGACAGCCGCTTGACGTCCATAGCCGCCCGTTCCGTGGCCATGCGCTGCGCGAACTTCGGATCGGCCGCCGACATGTCGAAGCCATTCACGCCGCCAGCGCTCGGCGGCTGCTGGCGCACCTGCACCCCCATGGCCTTAGCCTGCGAAATCGGCAGACCGCGGCCCAGGCTCGCGACCCAGACCACGGGCGTCCCATCGCTGGCGACACCAGGGCGACCATCCCAGGGTTCCGACATGTCGCCCTCCTAGAACCGGATATCGGCGGCGCCGTAAGACTTCGGCGCGCGGCCCTTGCCGGCGGCTTTGGGCATCGGGTTCGACGTCACCGCCTGACGCCGGATGTTGGCGAGCTGGCGGATGACAGCCGGGTCCGCCGGACCGCCGGGCGCGAACGACCACTCGCCGGTGTCCGGGTCCTGGACATAGCCGCCCGCGGACTTCGGCGGCGGCTTGACCATTTGCTCGAATTGGCCGCTCTCCGGATCGCCAAGATACACGCCGCCGCCCCCGCCCTGGACGAACTGCCGATGCGACCGGAAGGCGCCTTGCAGCTTCGCAAGGTCATCCGGGTCCAGGCTGTCTTCAGAAATTTGCGCGTATACCGCCGGATCGAATTGGCCGGTAGCCATAGCCGCCTTAAAGGCGGCCGACCGGCGCTTACGGTCGTCAAGCTGCATATCCTGAAGCTTGGTCGTCCGCGCGGTCTGCCGCTGATTTTGCAGGTACTGCATCGCCCCGGAACTGTCGCCCTGCGCAATCCCGCCCGCCGCAAACAGCTTGTCCCCAAAGGTCAGGCCGCGGTCATCCGGCGCGCGCAGCCGGTCCAGGAACGTCGACTGGCCGCCCAGCGTCGGCGCCGTCTGGAGATCGCCCACCCGCGGGTCATGGATGACCTGACCGGGATTGACGTTCTGCGTCGGCTTCATGAAATCGAACAGGCCCACTCACCCCTCCTAAATGAACAGGGCCGCGATCTGCGCGGCTTGGCCGAGACCAGCCAGCAGGCCGGGATTGCTTGTGGTCGTCGATGTCCCGGTCATCGTGCCAGTTTCCGTGCCCGACTGGTCAACGGTCCGCCCCGAATAGTCGCCGGTGTTCAGCCCGGACAGAAGGCCCTCCTGCTGGCCGGCGTAGGTGATCGGGTATTGCCGGATCGCATTCTGGGCCGCCGACTGCTGCGCTCCCAACTCGCCTTGAAGGCCGAGGTTCGCCCGCGCATCGTTACCGCTCGCCGTGCCGAGATTGGCCAGCAGACCCGCCCGCTGGAAACCGGCGCCTTGGTTGGCCAAGGCCGCCGCTTGCCTGCGGTCCGCGTCCTGACCGGAAAGCGCGGTCGCCTGCGTATACATGTTACCCAGAAGGCCGCCCTCGGTGGAGGCGCGGCCTCGGGCCAGCTCGCCTTCCGTCTGGCCTTCGCGAATACCGAACCGCGACCCGCGGAAAGCGCCTTGCGCGCCCTGCGCAGCCTGCGCCGCGCGCGTGATCCCGGCTTGCTCGTCATAGTCGGCGAGGACCGGGTTCAGCACCTGATCTTTGAACGGATTGTAGTAGGCCGACAGATTGTCCAGAACCGACTGACCCTGAACGTCCTGCACACCGTTGGCCGCGTCAGCCGCTTGACCGAAGTAGGGCGACGGCGCGAGGCTTCCCGCCTGGTTAAAGGTCTGCTGCTGCAAACCGGAGATCGTCGGGGCGTAGTTCGAGGCGGGCGTCCCCAACAGGCCGCTGACATTCCCAGCGACCTGCTTCGCCGGATTGAGCAGCCAATCCGGAACATTCGGCGTGGTCGTGGCTGTCGAATTCGACGTGTTCGACGTGTTTTGCGTCGAAGTCGTCTTCTGCTTTTTCGTGGAGAGGCCCACGGCTACAGCGCCTTAAAGATCGTCTGCGACCAGGGCTCATAGCCCTGACTGCGCAGCAGCCGCAGCCACGCCGGCCGCCCTTCGATCAGCATCGAGTCGCAGCCCATCATCCGCGCCACGGCCTCAACCCCCGGCGCCATGGCCACGATTTCCGCGGGGTCACCGGTCGCCCAGAGCGTTTCAAAGGTGCGCCGGCCGCCAGGATAAACGTTGATGTGGCCAACGAGTGCGGCGTTGGCGCCGGGAAAGAAGAAGGCGCGCCGGTGCGCGATCTTCTGTTCGAGATCTTCAATCGTCCAAAAGCCGCCGTCCATGCCCTCGGCGAACTGGTCCCGGAACCGCGACCACTCCGCCATCAGCGGGTCAACTTTCGTTGCGAGATTGATGACGACTTCGTCGGCTTCCGGTTCTTCGGCCAGAAAACCGGGCTCGACGGCTTCGCTCATAGGGACCTCCACTCATCGCCGTGAGGGAGCAGCCCGCAAGGGGCAACCTATCGCCCGCCCAGGGGCGACACATCGAATTCATGACGTCCGTAGCGGACGAAAGCCGGGACCGAGTTGAACTCATAGCGGACCCGGAAAATCCGGCCGCTCGCTCGGAACGACCGCTGTTCTTGCCCAGGCGACAGGGTCCAGGGCCCATGAACGCGCTCCGTCGACTGCGGCCGACGCCGCGTCTTCAGGGTCAGCCAAATCTGGCCGGCTTGGTTCAGGAAGTCCGGCCACACGCCGTTAACCCCCATCTGCCCTTGCGCCTCATCCCAATAGAAATCCGTGCTTTCGATCCAGCCCGCGATCATCCCGCCGTCAGCCGATGACCCTTTCTCGTGCCAGTACGCGTTCCCCGTCGCGCCGTTGTAGTCGACGCCAACCGGGTAGGCGGCGGGCCCGGTGTCCATGAACGCCAGTCGCGCCATGCGCCCGCGACACCAGCCCTCAGGCGAAATGCGCAGCTCGCGGCTGTTCTCCAGCCCATCGCGACCGTCCGGGTAAAACCACACCACTTCCGAGAACGGCGACACCGTCGAGCCGACGATCTTGTCCGACTGGCCAAGCGCGATGTTCTCCTTGAAGTCGTCGCGAATTGGGCAATCAACGATCTGCGGTACGCCGCCCAAGGTGCAGCTCCAGAACTGCGCATCGGGCGAAATCCACATGGCCGTCTGGCTGCTGATCACCGGACCGCCGGGCGAGATCGAGCCCATGTGGTCGCCGATCTTGTTGAAGCTCCAGGTCTGATCGGGCGAACCGACGAAGGTCCCGAGATAGACCGCTACATCGGTCCAGATGAACACATAGTCGCCGATGACCCGGCCGCAGACGATCCGGCCGCCACCCTCCAGGATGTATTCGCCAGCGTTATTGTTGGTCGCCGTCGTCCAGTTTTCCGGGTCCTCGATATCGGACCAACGGATGCACAGCGGATTGAAGGTCCCCGAGACCTCCTCATTGCAGCCCAGGGCCATGATCTGCCGTTGCGGCAGGCAGAGTGTATAGGTCACCCGCGCGGGCGCGTTCGGCAGGAGCGCGGCCGGTGTCGCCAGAACGTTTTCCCATCGGAAGATCCCCTGATTGCGCGGATTCGCGATCAGCCACGACCCAAAGGCGCCCAGGCTCCAGGTCAACGGGAAATAGTCGGCGGTCGATGGAGAGCTGTACGTTCCCATGCCATAGACGCCGGTCCCGTAGCCGGCGCCGCCGGTCCCGTCGACCGCGCCGGGCGTGAAGCCAACGGCCGGCGTGATGGTGGCCAGCAAGCCGCCTTGCCAGACCTGGAGCGCCTGATGGGTCCCGAATGCGATGTTCAGAACCGCCGCTCCATCGCTCCAGCCGAACACCGCCCGGCAGGCTCCGGAAATCGTGTCCGTCGTGAGCCGTTCCCAGCCGCCAACCGTCTGCCAGGACCCCTGATAAAACCGGACCATGCTGGCGTCCCACCACCGGCCGGGCGCATCAAAAGTCGTGTCGTTCGAGACGAGGCCGGGCGGCGGGACAAAGGGGATGTTGGCCATTGTCAATGCGCCTGGATCAACAGCATCAGCAGATGGCCGGGACCCCCGGCGCCAGACGCGGAGCCCGCACCGTTGCCCGCCCCGCCGCCGCCCCAGGAGCCCGCAGTAGGCGCCGCACCGAAAGACGAGTCCCCGCCCGCCCCGCCGCCAAGCCCAAGCCCAATGTCGGAGAACCCCGCACCGGCGCCGCCGCCGCCCACATCGACATTCCCAATGCCGCCGAGGCCGCCGACGCCACCGCCGGTCGCGCTGGAGCCGTTGCCGCCGAGCTGGCCGCCGCTTCCGCCCGTCCGATTGATATCTCCGCCCGTGGCCGCGCCGCCGATGCCAGCCACGGCCAGCAGCCCCTTTTTGCCGCCGCCGGCCGTCAGAACGCGGCCATTCGGAAGCGTGACGACGGTGTCCCCGCCGTCGTTGCCGTCCGTGTTCGTGACGGCAGCTCCAGCGGCGCCGATTACGTATGAAACCGTCTGCCCTTTGACGACGCGCTGACGTCGGTAAAGGCTCGCGGCTCCGCCGGCGCCGGCGCCGCCTGAGCCCCCGCTACAACCCGAGCCGCCCGCGCCATAGGCCCAGATCAGCAGCGTCCCGGAGACGGTGACAACGAAGGTCCCCGATCCCGTCGAAAGATCGAGCGCGGCCGGCATACTGATCGACGCCGCGCGAAACGACTTCCGCGCGCTCATCGATTGGGCGACAAAACCCCGCAGAGGCTGGCCAGCCGGCATCAGTAGTCAGCCCACTCCGCCACGAAGACGAAGTTTTTCGCGATGCTCGGCGCGACGTAAATGCGCTCATTGGCCATCAAGATCATCGGATTGTCGTCCGAAAACCCGAAGTCGAGCGTGATCGGCGGATCAGTCGTGCTGACCGTGTCATTCGTCACAGCCAGGGCGCCGGACCAATACTTGGTCACGCCAGCATCATTGGACCGGTAATATTGGACGGCCCCCGTCGCCCCCGTACTTTCCTGCGGCATCGCATAAAGACGGGTCAGCCGGCCGCCATTGGCGCCCGCCGTCATCAACAGCGCCGTATTGGCGGGCGCAGTCGTGGGCGGATAAACCGTCTGCGCCGTTGCGTAGATCACATAGGCCGACTTGGCCGTCTGCGGCGTAATGATCGAGTTGCCGGTCCCGGCCATGAGGGGCGCTCCTAAAGCGCCACGGCCAACGCCACCGCGAGACCTTTGATGTTGGTCTCGTAGTCAGCGATAAAGGCCGTGGTCATGAAGGTCGGGACCCATTGCTCACCAGAGCCGGGGTTCACGACGATAAGGGTCTTGCCGAGGTTGCCGCTGGCCGCCGGGAGAGATCCGGTCGCGGCCAGCACCGCCGCGGAAATGTAGTCGATGAGGTTCAGGCCCGCGAGCCGCAGGCCGTAGGTGTTCGACCCGTCACTGAAGCACGGGCCGGCGTCTCCGGCGCCGTAGGCCGCAGACAGCGCACCGCCCGCAGAGACCGTGACCACGCCGGCCGCGCCGTTGCGGACGAAGTAGCCTTTGGAGACCGCAGCAATGCTGATCGTGCCACCGGTCCCGCCGGTGACATCAAGCATGGCCACGCGCGCTTCATCGGTCGCGCCGAGCGCGGTCGTAAGGGTTTTCGTGCCCGAGAGCGTGAACGCCAGCCGACCCGCGATGGCGTAGTCGACGAGCTGGAACACCCCGTTGTTGAGGATCACGCCCCAGGTGTTGTTGTTCTCGCCGGTGGCCTGGAGGTTCAGGCGGATCGAGCTGGAGTAAGAGGAGGGCATCTAGAGCGCGCCTCCCGCCGGATCGGTCCAGGCCGCCCCATTGGACACGCCGACCTTCTTCACGTCGGAGACGTAGATGACGCAGCCCAGCCACGGCGCCGGATCGGGAAGCGACGTCGAAACGAAGTCCGCCAGGTGAGTTGGCGACGTCGGGATGATCGGCTGGAAAACCTGCTGCATCCGCAGGAAGGCGCGCGTCGCCCATCCAGGCGTAGCCGGCTCCGTCAACAGAGAGGAGGGGACCTTGTTCACCATGTCGGTTGCACCCGACCGGTCGTGATGCGCCGATTGGTTTCCGCTCGCAGACGCGAATAGGCTTCCTGCCCTTGGCCCACCGCCAGCTCGATGCGGGGGTCTTGCGCGCTCGACGACAGATAATCGCGGTAGAGCCGGATTTTCGACTGCGCGACGATCAGGTCGGCGCCTTCTGTCGTCCAGTTGTTGGCGGATGTGCCGACGCTGTAATCCAGCGCGGGCGTTACGTCGGTGATCAGCTCCCAAAGCACGCCGTAGGCCTGATTGGGCGTGGGCCACATGTAGATGTTGGAGCCGAAGACCGCGTAATCGGTCGGCTGGCCCGTCATCGGAACCGAGTACAGCTCATCGATGTCGGAGGTTTGACGCCGCGTCATGTAATAACGGACGCCGCCGACGATCAGATAAACCGCGTCAATGATCCGCGCGCCGGTCGGGATGGTCAAAAAGGCGTTGCCGATCACACAGGCGTTGATCGTGCGTGCCTCGTTGAACCACCACCGCTCGGCCGCAAACTGATCGATCGCCGAGGCGATGACCGTATTCAGATCATCGGACATGTCGTCCGCGAGGTCATCGCGGTTGGTCTCGTTGATGATCCGGGTTTTAAGATCCGCCAGGGTCCCCATGCAGGAACGCGGTCTGTGCGACCGCCCCCTAGCCGATGTTCGCGCAGAACTCGACGACCACCGTCGAGGACCCAGCCGAGCCGGTCGTCCCGCCGAAGGCGACAGACGCATAAATCGGCGTGTCCGCGGCGTAAGGGCCCGCGCTGGCGATCGGAACGACCGTGTCCACGCGGGCCGCCGCCGTGCGCACGTCAGTCCCGTTGATGAACTGCGTCCCGGTCAGCGCCGTCCCCACCGACAGCGCAACCGACACGGTCCCATTCCAGGCGGTCGACGTGAGGACACGACTGATGTGAGCCACCGAGCCCGCCGGCAGGATGCCGACAAGTTGGCCGGTCGCCGCATTCGCGTCCGCAAAGGTGACGGTCCGCGAAATGGTGTGCGTGACCTGAAGTTGGGTCTTACGACCACCTTGAGCCATGGCCGTCTCCTAGGAAGTGAAGGTGGCGGCGACGACGGTTCCGAAGTCAGCCGAGTTGAAGCGGAGCTTTTTCAGGCCGTGGATCAGGCCAGCCTCGACGCCGAGCTGATTTCCGTAGTCGAACAGCTCTTCATTCCAGTCGAAGTTTTTGAACGACTGGTCTTGGCCAAATCCGATGCTGGCGGCCTGCGCGCCCATCAGGACGGCGCGGCGCGCGGTCGCGACCGTGGCGCCGGTCGCCGAGTTGACCCCAGGCGTAATGCGGGTCGACTCGTGCAGGACGACGCCGTTATACATGCCCAGGGCGCCGGTCATGATCGGGTTGCCCTTGGACCCGTCGCCGGTCATCGCGGCCTTCTGGATATCCAGCCACTGCCCGGTGTTCGTGTTCGTGCGGAGCTGGGTTACCTGATTGGTGTGCAACACCATCACGTAGCGGTCATCGCCTTCGATGTTGATCGGGCGGATAACCGGCGTCGCCAGCTTGGCGATGGCCACGACACTATCGATGATCCCAAGGGTCATCTCATCGCCGGCAATCAGCGATTGATCGTTGGCGCGAGAGTTGGGGCGGAAAATGTGGCCCGAATCCGGGGCGATGACCGCGTTCATCCCGGTATAGCGCAGGTCACTTTGCGTGGTGTAGCCGCAGACCTGATTGAAGAACGCCGTATCCAGGCGCCCGGCCCACCAGTCCTTCAGACCCATCATCGCTTCCTCGCGGATGGACCACGGGATGCGTTGCTCGGTCATCTTGCCGCCCGACCGGACAGCATGGCGAAGCTGATCAACAAACAGGTTGTCGGTATAGGTAGTCAGGGCCTCTTCGTTGCCCTCCAGCGTCGCATCCCCCGCAACGCCATCGCCGGTGAGCTGCATACGCAGGGTGACCGTCACACGGTCGCCAGCGCTCTTTCCGGTTTCGCCATAGACCTGAACGACAGAGTCGCTGTCCTGACCGATGAACTTTTGAATCCAGGTCGCCTTGAGCGCTTCATAGGCGAGCTGCGTACGCCAGAGCTTTACGGCTTCAGGCGAGTTAACGGAGTAATTGGTCGTCGCCATAAGGGCGCCTCGTCAGGGTGAAGGTTTCGCTTCACCGCCGATGACGTGGCGGTCCCCGGAGCTGCTGGCCGCAGCCGACCCGTGACGTGGGCGGACGAGGCGCGCATAGGCGCGCAAATCCCTTCAGAGGGAGCAGTTGGGCATCGTCAAGAGGAGAGAATGACGCCGGTCAGACTGGACGTGCAGGCTCGTCGCGTGACCTGACCGAGCGCCAATGGGTGCTACGGCAGTTTATCCGCGAGCGCGGCGCGCCGATAGCTGCCCGTGGCCTCGCCACCCTTTCGGCCGGCGCTGGCCGCAAGATCTCGGTCCTTGGCAAAGCTGCGCTTATCCGCCGGAACCGATGCTCCGCCCTTGCGGGCGATCTCCAGGCGCCGTTCCGGCGGCATGGCGGCGAAGCCCCGATGTTGCGGCATTTTGCGAATCCCATTCAGGTGCGCGAAGGCTCCGAGCCGAAAGGCCGACCTAGGGGGGAAAGCCCTCGGATCGGAGCCACGCTATGGATGCTCCCAGGTTTCCGGCTGTGAGCGCAAAACGCATAACGTGACGAACTGTCATGCTGCAATAGGCATTATTTGCCTGCGGCTATTTCACCGCGACCGGTCGCCCGTTCACCGTATTTCCGCCACCGTCCGCGGCCGGAACCCCAATGAGTTGCACCAGACCGTAGTTCATGAACCGCGCGCCGCCGGGCGGCTGGCCGGGCAGGTCCGCCAACCGATTGTCCTTGATCAGAGCCGGGGTCCGCGATTTCCAGGTGAAGCCGTTCGGAAAGCTGATCAGCGCCGTATTGCCCACGTACTCCACCGCATCGGCATCCGCGCCACCGAAGAACGCCTGACCGGGAAGGATGGCCAAGTTGAAGGACATGGTCACCTTGCCTTTGATCCTGTTGGCGGTCTGGAATGCGTCCATGTGAACGCCAGCCGCAGGCAGACGCCAACCGACAAGCGCGTTGTAGGTGAAGGTCGGGTCAGAGCCTCCGTAGGCCGAGAACGCCGCATTACCGGCATAATCCCAGACCATGTTGCGGGTCACCGTGGAGCGCGCCACATCGAGCAGCGCGACGGCGGCGGACGGTGCAAGGAAGGTGCTGTCAGCCACCACGATGTCTTCGCCGCCATTCACCTTCACCCCGGTCCCGATGAAGGTCCCATGGCTCACCGTCACGCGCTTCGCACCCGGCAGCTCCAAGCGGCCCGTAAAGGTGCAGCCGTCAAACGTGACGTTCTCGACGAACGCCAGATAGAGCGACCCAAACCGCGCGGCCGGATCGCATTTGAGGATCACCGGCTGCGCGAACTTGTAGCTCACGGACGGGAGCCGAACGTCTACGTACGTTCCCGGCCCGACGTTGATCACACCGCCCAGGCCCGAGGCCGAGGCCGCCTTCATCACGGCCCGGAACGTGTCCGGGGTCAGACTTTGGATCGGCAACAGCCCCTCGGCCGCCGCCGGCCATGCGCCCAGCAGCGAGACCAGGAAGGCGGCCAGCCGGATCACACGCACACCACGTAATGGTTACCGGTGGCGAAGTTGAAATAGCGTTGCTGTGGCGGGTTGAACACCTGCGTTCCGACGTTCGGGTCGCCATAGTCGAGCACGATGCAGGCCGCGCTCGTCATCATTGCCCCGAAGATCGTCGCATTGTTGGTCGGGTTCAGCGGCTGACGACCGGTCGGGCCCGTCGCGTAGACGGTCGCCGGCACGCTGGAGAAGGTCCAGGTGACGTTGAACTTGCCCGACGCGATCGCGCCCACGCTCACCGACGTCGGCGTGATTTCGATCGTCCGGGCCAAGTCTGTGTAGAAGTGGCAACCGGCCCGCGGATCGCCCGTCGCCGCCGACACGTCGCCGCGCGTGGCCACCGAAGAGGCGCCCATGGCGTCGAATTCCAGGATCACCTGATTACCGCCGGCCAAGGACCCTACGCCGGTCATCAAGGCGCCGTTGCGGTGCGTCCCAAGCGCGCCCGCCGTGTAGGCGAGGATCGCAGCCTCACGCCATGCCGGCACGCCATTGCCGTCCGGTCCGCTCGTCAGGTGGTATTTGTCGGCCGTCGAAATATGCTGGGTGTCGTCGACCGTAGGCCCCAGGACGAAACGCGCGATGGCGTTGTTGGCGAAATTGCCGTCGCCGTTGTTGTAGACGAGCTGCGCAATCCAAGTGGCGATCGTGTCCGCCCGCGCATCCGCCCCGGCGCCCCAGAAGGGCGTAAACGGGACCATGATGACCTTGACCGGATGGCCCACAAGGGCCTCGATCCGGCGGACCTCGTCGCAGATGATGCCGTTCCAAACGACCTGCGCCGCAGCGTCCAGCGTCGCCCAATTTCCGGAGCTGTTGTCGACCTCAAAGGCGTGATCCGGGAAGTAAACCCAATAGACATCGCCCATCAGGGCCAGGGCGCTTTCCACCGACGTCCAGAACGCCGGGTTGCTCGTCGGGGTATGCCCCCCGATCATCCGCTCTTTGGCGTCGGCTCCGCCCATGCCGCAGCGGCCATAGGTGAAATTCGAATGCGTGAACCATGTCGTCAGGTTCGCGCACATCGCCATGTGCGCGCGGGCGGCGTTGGGCCCGACCGTCGTCGCGCTCGAAATCTGGATGCGCCGATTTTCGTCAATGTTCGGCCACGAGCCGCCGCCCGTATCGACGCTGCCATCCGCACTGAACGACTGCGGCGGCGTCGTATAGGTCCCAGTGTAGTTGTCCTGCCAGAACTTGGTGACCCGGCTTTGCCCGTACTTCAGGAGCAGCTCGCCGGCCCACATCAGGCCAGTACGCGCCTTCACGAAATGGCCGCCCGATGTCTGAAGGGCGATTTCGACGCGCCGCGCCGACGCATTGTTGCTGGCCACCGGGAACGAAGCGGCCGGGATGGTCAGCGACCCGCGGATTTCCCCGGCGGTCGCCGTAGAAAACTCATCCATCTGGATGTTGGTATAGGTCCCGCCGCCGATGGCGTTCCCGTCCTTGTCGATCAGCGAGACCAGACAGGCCGAGGCCGGCGGCGTCGGTCCGCTATAGCCCCACCGCAGCGGGATATAGATATCGGTCCCCGGCGCAGCCCAGCGCTTGACCTGACAAATCCGGCCAGGCCGAATGGCCCAGATATCCGCCTCGGTCGCCGGGTCTACATTGCGGAAGGCCGTGCATTTGATCGCGGTATCCCAGGACCCCTGGAGGAAGCCCGCATCCGTCGGCGTAATGTTGCCGGTGACGTTGTCCGCCGTGTTCGTGAAAACCTTCCACCCGAGGTGGTAGAGGTTCCAGATCTCCGTTGCGCTCTTCACCCACCGCCACGTGTCGCCGCCGAACAGCGAAAGAGCGCTCTTGTTCCCCGTCCCGGTCATGGACGTCGTTCCGCTCGGCGTGTCGAGCGTGCCGCCGGTGATAAAAGCAGGCGAGAAGTTGCCGCCGTTGGCGTTCGCGCTCCAGGTGAAACGCAGCCGCGAATAGGCGGTATTTGGCGTGATCACATTGTGATGCACGCCCCAAGTAATGGCGTTGGCATTGGTCGAAATGTTCCCGAAGCCGGCCGCCGCATCCAACTCCCAGGTCACAGCCCGTGTCGTGGTCACGGCACCCGGCTGGAGGTAGGGGAGGGCCCGCTTATCGGCCGTGTTGCCGATCGCGTTCGACTGCATCGACCCGCTCGAAATGAACGGCTCATTCGCGTTGAAGCCCGTCTGGCCAGTATAGCTCCAGGTCGCTCCCCCGTAGGGAGTGACGGTAGAAGTCCCGCTCGGCGACATGGAGGCATAGTTCGTGTTGAACTCGTCCATGAGCAGCGGCGTCGCGCCGGGCGTGAAGCTCGATCCGAGACTTGAGCCGGCCAGGAGCGCCCGGCGGGAGGCGACGGTCGTGATGGTCACAGCTCAGCCCGCCAGGACGAGGCCGATGGTGCGATCCGCACCCTGATTGACCGGCGCCGCCGACGTCCCGGAGCGGACGATCAGGTAATTGACCGCCGTCCAATCGTTCAGCGACAGCGCCAGGAACCGGGTCGCCGCCGTGGGGATATTGCCGCTGGCGATCGTTCGCTCCGCCGCCGTGGCGGTCAGCGCGCTATCCCAGATATCGATAAACGTGGTCCCGTTCACCGAGGCCTGAAACGTCATCGCCGCCGCCGACCAGGCGGAGGGAATTTCGATCCCCACCAGCCGGCCGCGCACGCAAACTGCGGCGCTCACGGCCGCGCCGTTCGGAATGGTCGCGGTCAGACGTTCCGGATCGCCGGACGTCACCGTCGATTGGGCCTTGGTCACCTAACTCTCCTCTCGTTCCCGAGAGGCCGGGTCGCGCCTGCAAAGCGCCCAACCCCGAATTTCTACCGGCGCGAACGCTCCCGCTCGCGCAACTTCGCCCAAGCCTTGTCGCGCGCCGGACCATCGAGCTTGGCGACGTCGTCCCAGCTCAGATTTCCAGGCGAATTCGACTTGGCCGTAGGCCGCACACCGCTTTCATTGGCCCGCTGGACCGTCGCCAGCTTGCGTTCCGCTGCTGTCATACCCGTCTTGAACCCCCGGCGCTTGGCGAGCGCATAGACGCGCTCCGCAGGGTCCTGACCGCCTTCGACGGCCATGCGCACAACCCCGTAAAGGTCATCGGCCAGCTTTCGCTGAAGGTTCGTTCCGGTATAGCCGGCGTCCTCTAGCTCCTCCGTCCGCTGCTGACGGTAGAACTTGGCCGCATCGTGATAATCCGGGTGGTCGTCGGCGAAATCCCGCTCGCTCTCGACCATCGCCGTCCGCAGCTTTTCGAACTGCCGCTCCAGCGTGGTCTGACGGCCCGTCTCCTCCTGTTCCGCGAGCTGGCGGGCCCGGAACAGCTTCAGGGCCTTCTTGGTCGCGGCGATATCGCCCACTGGATCGTCATCATCGTCCCGAAGCTGGGCAATGAGATCCATCAGCTCGTCGTTTTGGGGCTGACGCTGGGTTTCGAGGCGTTCGAGCCGCGCTTCAAGGTCCGATGCACGCCGCTCAGCAGCGCGTCGGCGCGACCGCTCGCGCGCGGTGGCTCCTTTGAGGTTGTGAGCCTCTTTTTCCCAATCTTTGCGCTTAGCAGCGCCTTCGTCTTCTTCTCCCGAGCCTTCTTCCTCGCCCAACTCCGCTTCACGCGGGTCGATTTCGACCTCTGGAGTGTCCTCAGCGGGGGCATCCGTCTCGGCATAGGCAACGCTCATCTTTTACGCTCCTTGGGGCTGTTGCGGCGGCTGCGCTGGCCCGGCCTGTTGGCTCGCCGGACCCGCCGCCGGAGGCGCCGCCGGGGCAGCTCCAGCAGCCGGAGGGGGGCCTCCCGCTGGAGGGACCGAGGGCGCCGAAGCGCGCATGAAGTCGACCCCCAACCCGATGTGCGTCGCGTGGGCGTCGGTGACCGCCTTGAAGGCCTTGGCCTTCTTCTCGGTCGTGTCAGCTTGAGTGTTCTCAAGTTCGGCCTGTTGCGCCGCCTGCTGCGCCGGATCGGGACTTTGCGCCCGCTGCGTCTGCTGGCGGATGTCGTTGGCCAGCTTCATCGCCACCGAGGCCGGCAGATCGAGGAATTCGACCATATCGGCCACCGCATCCGGACCGATAAGCTGCGCCTCCAGGAGCTGCGGCAGCAGCGGTGCCAGAATGGCCCAAATCTTCGCCTTCTGATCGGGACCGGCCGGCGCCTCATCCACGACCACGTCATACTTTTCGGCGTCGATCGACTTGGCCAGGGACACATATTGCGCCGTGCCCTGATCGACGATCCGCACCAGCTTATCATCCGGGAAATAGAGCCGGATCATGGCCAGTAGGAGCTGGCCTTGGTTCCGCTGATAGCGGCGCTTGGAGTCGAAGAACGCGGAGAGGATGCCGTAGGCCGCCTGCTTCCGCTGGGCCTCCAGAACCCCGGCCTGTTCCCGCGCGACCATGCCGAGGATTTCTTCATTAACCCCCGTGGTCGCCTTCACCATGTCGCGGGCCCATTCCATGAGCTGGAACAGGGCCGGCTGAATGACCGGCGGCGTTTTCGGGGCCATCTTGGAGCCGTGGGCGCCGGAGAGCGCGCCGGGCTTGAGCCACGTCACCTTGTCGGTCGCCGCCCAGCTCCGCTCAAACTCGCGGATGTCCGAAACCGCGTCCTCCTCCAGGGCCATGCCGCCGTTGGCGTTGGTCCGCACGATGTGGAGGACTTCGGAGTACAGCTTGTTGACGAACTTCCCAGGGTCGACCATCGGCTTGATCAGGCCGTACCAAGTCCCCTTATTCCGATCGCGTTTGCCGGTAATGAACTCATATCGGAACTTCGCCTCGGGCAGCTTCTCCTTGAACACGATCTCGTCGCCGGCCTGGAACGCCCGGTAATAGACCTTCTGCATCGACCGGGTATGCTTCAGGCCCGGCTGGGCCTTCTTGGCCTGCGCGAGGCCGTCCGCATCGAGCTTCGTCAGCTTGGCGACCTGCGGATTTTGCGGATCAGGGAGCGCCGCCAGGTGAACTTCTTCACGGTCCCACCACTGCCATTCCCAGACGGTGACCGTGTCGCCGGTCTCATCGCCCAGCATACCATTGGTGTAGCGCTGGCGGGGGTTGACCACCGTCAGCCGCTTGCCGTCGTCCAGGCCGATGCCCTCCGGCTCCAGATCCTCGCGGCCGATCTCGTCACAGAAATCGTCGAACTCGTCCCGGCTCATGGGGATTTCGCGGCGCAGATACCGCTTGTCCTCGAAACACCGCTTCCGGCTGGAGGGGTCGACCTTCATTTGGATCGGGTCGACGCGCTCCTTGATGATCCCGACTTCATCGCCCTCGACCTCGGGCCGGGTCTCCGTACAGCCGACGCCGCAGACCAGCGCATCCCAGAAGGCTTCGCTGTCCTCCTGATCGCCGTTGCACTCGTCGTTCACGTACTCGGCGCCCTGGGTCAGGACGTCCGAAATCCCGCTATCGTCCGGCTGTCTCGGGAAATATTGCACCTGCTGGCGATTGGTGATCTCCGCCCCCTGGACCGCGTCGATTACCGGGCCCGACAGGTTGAAGGTCACCGGGATCTTCTGGCCCTCGTGCATCTGGTCGATTTCCACCGACGTCCATTGACGGCCGGCGACGAAGTCGAACCAAAACCGTGCGTCTTCGACCCACGTCGACCAGTGAGAGGTGAGATCGTTGTCCCATCGGCGAAACTTCTCCAGCAGCTCGTCATCGTCCGGCAGCGGGCCTTGCGCCGGCGTCGGCTGCGCGTCGAACTGCGGACCGCGGGCCTCGCTCATTGGGGCACACGGTCGCGCTTGAGGAATTCTTCATGGAACTGGTCCGCCGTAACGGTCTGCGTCGGGCCATGCGTCGCCCACCGCGCGCCAGACGACAGCCGGAAAGCCATGCCGATTTTCCACCCGTGATCCAGCACCGCCGACGCCTGCACTGGTAGGCCGCGAGCCTTCAGCTCCTCCAACAGCTCTGCCGCCCTCGGTTCCGCAAAGGCCCGAACCTGTTCCTTCGACATGTCAGCGGTCAGGACTTCCGTCATTTCACGGCCCGCGTGTCCGACGACGCCTCGCGGATCGGGTTGGCTTCCCGGTACATGGCCCGATGCAGCTCGTAAGCCGCCTGCTTCTGCTGGGCCTGCGCCACCAGTTCGAAGTTGGTCCCGGCCTGTTGCTGCGGCTGATCCTCCAGACAGGCCTGCACCTGCCACCACTCCAAAAAGAGGAGCTGACGGCGGACCTCATCGAGCACCACTTCGCACTCCCCCTTCAGATCGGGGGCCATGCGCAGGGCCATGGTATGCGCCGCCGTCATGCGGCCGACCGCATCCAGCTTCTGCAACTCGCGGTCGCCGCGGATGTGGCCATCGGCTATGTGGCGCGCGAGCTGATAGGCGACCCGCTCCAGGTCGATTTCCGGCAGGGGGTCCTTAATGGCGTTGAACATGGACCGCCCCCACGTGAGCCGCGTCCATGGCCCGCATCACCGGCTCCCGCCCGTGCTCGCGGATCAGTTGCCGGACAACGTCACTGCTGCGGTCCGCCTCCAGCTCCTGGAGGACGTTCCACTGCCAAGCCCGGATGGCCGTCTCGAATCCGTCCGGGGTCGCGGACTGGGCCGGAAGCTGAAACGCCCGCAGCCAGGCCGGGTTGTAGCCGGGCAGGAAGTTGAACCCGATCTGGGCGTACCCCTGTTCCAGGGCCATCCAGGTTGGCACATAGCCACGCTGGGCCAATTCATCGCGCACGGCGCGCAGCTCGCCCTGGGTCACCCTACAGCCCCGCTACTGCAAAATGCATTCGCATGTGCGCCCTTGGTTCCAGCGCGGGAGGGGTGGGGGGAGTTAAGAGCCCCCGGCCCCCCGGTGGCCTTCGCCCCGCCGGGTACCCCCCCTTTGAAGTTCATTGGCCTACCTCGGCCGCGAGCGCATCGAGCTGCGCGCGCACAGCACCATCCCGCAGCTCGTCAGCACCCAGCAGGTGTTGAGGCACGAGGGAGGACGACGACAGGCTTTCCCCTTCATGATCAACACGTTGCACGAGGATATAGAGCCCAGGCGACGGCGAGCGATCGGCCCGCAGCAGCCACAAGCGTCCGACCTTGTCGGACATCAGCACGTCGCCTTGCTCGTTCCAGACCTTAAGCGCAGCGACCTGGATTGCGTCCAGGTCATCGGGAGCGGGTTCGGGTTTGCGGGTCGCAGCGCGGGCCATGGCCAAGCGCGTGAGGGAGCAGCAACAGCGCGTCAATCTTGGGTAGGAACTTGGGTAGCGTGCAGATCGCGCCGGAAAGACCAATGAAATCAATCAATGGCGGTTCCAGGGTCAGGAGCAAGCGGTAGCCGGATACCGCATCCAGGCCAAAGAAAAAGCGCGGTATTGGGATACCGCGCGCGCCGGAAAAACCGAGCTTCTAGAGAGGCTAAGCGTGGGCCACCGCAGCCGTTTCCACCAGCCACGTCCCGTCAGACAGCATCTTGCCGCTATAGACCACGCGCCCCTTCACGTGAGGCAGCGCCAGCACCTCCCGATAGGTGCTGTAGATCGCCGTTACATCCGCAGCCGGGATGACGCTCATCACGCCCTTGATGTGGTCAGGCTTGGCTTCGAAATAGAGACCTGCGGTCACGGTTTCAGCTCCGGTCAGCGGCGTGATTGCCTGCACCCATTATGCATTTTGCAGTTTGCATGTCTACACGTTTTATGCGTAAATCGTATCGCGGCCTTCCGCCGCTAGGAGCACCAACGATGCGCAAACCCGACAACAGCAACAAAGCGGTGGCGAAGAGCCTCCACACCATCACCGTCCTCTATCAGGTCGCAATCCTGCTCATGCCGACTACCACCAGCCATGAAAACGCGCTGGACCAAGCGATGGACGTTCTCGGCCTCAACAACCGACCCGACCCCTACGGCCTGCGCGAACGTGCGCTCGCCGAGCTGCTGAAAGGCTGACCCCATGACCGAATTCACCGTTGAAGCCGCAGCCGGCGCCAACCGCATCATCGTTCGTTGGGAACAGGAGGCCTCACGCTTCCACTTCATGGCGCGCGTCGAGGGAGACGACATCGTCGAAATCCAGCACGGCACATATCAGCGCTTTCCGACGATATATGAAAAGCAGCCTCATGGCGGGCGACGCGCAGGCTTGCATTACCACAGCGCCGAAAACGAACGCTTCGCACCCATCGTCTCAGAGGCGATCCAGCATATCGCCCGTCACAAAATGGCGACCGCTGCTCGCGCCCAGATCACGCTCGAACGCCAGCAAAGGGAAGCCGCAGCGATCAGCAACAAAGCCCAATTCATGCGGAACGTCATCATCCCGTTGATTGAACGAGACGACCGCGTCAGCCTCGCTGGCGTCGCCGACAGCGCCCTAGCAGAAGCTTATGACCGCATCCAAAATGGGGTCCTCTAATGACCCCCGCCGAATTGCGCGCAGCGCGCAAGAAGCTCAAGCTATCCGCCGCAGCGCTGGGACGCGCCCTCCAGCTCGGAGGACGCGATCCGGGCCGCAGCATCACCGCATGGGAGAATGGCGACACCCGCATTCCTGGACCCGCAGCCGTGGCGATCCGCTACATGCTCCAGGAGCGAGGGCATTTCGAGCAGGCCCGGCGCGCCCAGGAAATCGGCCTGGAGACCGCACGCAAACTGCGAGATGACGGGATCATCAACCTGTTCGCCGGCAGCGAAGAACAGACGGAGCGCGCGCAGGCCGCAAGCCCCGAAAAGCCGCCTCAGAAACCCAGGAACCGCCGTAGAGGCTAGCGACCCCACAGGGTGGCCAGCACCCCTCCACGCCGCTTGTAGCGGTCTCCTGCGGCCTCCGTACGCCCACCAGAGCGGACGGGGGCCGCAAACGTTAGAGCGACCGCATCCCAGCCATCAGGTGAGCGCAGCCCGCGCTTGCGGATCTCCTCTTTCGCCTCCAGTAGCAGGAACTGGCGCGCGTCGTACCGATAGGACGGCGCCGAGGCGTCAGCGTGCAGCGCATCGTCATCCGGGATGTCGGCGCCGCCATCATCCGCCAGCCAGTCCTTAGACCGCATCCACATCTCAGCGCGCCGATTGCGCGGGCCCGGAACCAGCTCACCGCGATCGCCAACCTTCGTTGGCTCCTGCGGCGATCCGCCGAAGTTCACGCCCTCGCAAACCTTGTCGTACGGCTCGCCCCAATCCTTCAGCAGATCGACAACGCCCGCACCCTGACCGCCAACGTCGATGAACACCTTGGCCGGCGCATCGCGGTCCACAACCTGCCGAACCCAATTCGCGCCCGCCACCGTATCCAGCTTATGCCGGCGCTCGACCTTCAGCACCTTGCGGCCCTGCCGCCATGCGATGGCGAACCCATCATCCCCAAAGCGCGCAGGATCTACACCGATGATCAGCGAGCCCACCGGCTCGCAGGTCCGCTTGCGCGCCTGGAGCACGAGCATGGAGGGAATGAACGCGTCATGGCCGGTGGCCTGGAACGCCTCCGCCGCCGTGGCCGGGTATTCCTGTCGAAACAGGTTCGGGTCTTTCAGCTCCGCCAGCTTGGCGCGCCGCCAGACCATTTGTTGCAGGCTCAGCCCATAGAGGCCGGCATATTCCTCCTCCTCCTCGTTCAGCAGGAAGCCGATCGGCGGCACACGCTGATATTCGTCAGACCAGAACCAGGGCACGAACAGCGGCAGGTAGTCGCCATCGCCAGCCTCAGCCATCTGCCAGCGCTCATGGAATTCGCCGCCAATCCCGTTGGCCGTGCTTTCAAGGATCAACTCGGTTCCGGGCAGATCAGGCACGGTCTGCGCCACGCCCGCAAAATGCTCACCAGCATTCGGCCAGAACGCCACCTCAGACCCATGGAAGAGCTGCACCGTTTTAGAGCGGCCGACCGCCTTAGATCCGGCCGTGCCCACCGAATACCCGCTATCGAGACCCGGAAAGTACAGCTCTTTGGCATTCGCGGCGCCGGTCTCAGGCTTCAGCGCAGGCTTGTTGTGCTTGTGGAAGCGATCGACCATCCCGAACAGGTTGTCGGTGGCCGGCTGTTCGTGGGTCAGGATGAACGCCTGACAGCCGCGCCGATGGATCACTTGGTGATAGTGGCGCGCCCCCGTGTAGGTGCTGACGCCGCCCTGCCGCCCCTTCAGGATCAACGCCCGCACGCGACCGGTGAGGGCGCGTTGGTCCTCCAGGCGGCCATGGATGTACTGCTGGATGCTGTTCAGCCGCAGCGCGAGCAGCTCACCAGATTTCGTGCGGATGCGAAGGCAGCGCTCGGCGAAATGCGGGAAGTCGCGCTTATAGCGAAGCCGGATTTCGCGCTCCTCGGCGCTTAACGGCATGCCGGCTATTCCAGCTCGGCAAGCGCATCCTCTTGCCGCGTCATGCCGATCGTCGCGTTGAGGTCGATCCTGTCCCCGTACTTCCGCGGGTTCAGCTTGGACGCCATCTTGAACCGCACATCGCAGCGCAATTTCGACCGCGCCACAAACTCGCTGTCCATCACCTCGACCACCGACCCGTCACCGCGAACCACTTCCTTTCGATCGCCAGAACTGTCGTCCGCAATCTCAAGGCATTCATCGAAAATCAGATCAGCCTGGCGGAGTTTTGCCTGCGCATAGGCCTTCTGAAATTCCCCGTTGCGCTCCAGCCATTGGACCACCGTTCGAGAGCTGGGGAAGTCAGCTCGGGTGGCGCAGAGGTAATCCAGGCCGCGCGGCGTCGTGGCGATGGCTTCGCAGATCTCGGCCGCCAGCTCCGCCGAATAGGCGACCATCTCACCCACCGCCCAGGCGCCTAGCTCTTCGAATACGGATTGTTGGGACAGGGCGCGCCGGACTTCAGATCCAGGTTCTTCGAGAAGTTCGCACCGCCACCGCTGATCGACTTCACGCGGCCAGCGCTGGCGTTCTTCGGCGAACCAGAGCTGGAGCTTGCCTTGTTGATGATCGGATCGCGAGCGGCCATGGTGGGTTCCTGAGCGGGGTCCAGGAATCCGCCATCAGGGAGCAGCAGGTCCGCCGTCAACACCCTTGCGGCGGCCAGGGCTGACCACATGCGATCGCCACATGACCTTCGCAGTAGATGCCCCCCGCCTTGCGCACCGGCAAACAGCAGCTCAGCGTATCCGCCCCGCCACCATCGACCGGAAAACAGCACTCGCCACGCTGACGCTGGACCCATGGCCGAGGCGTCGAACCCGCCAGCGGCTTCAGCTTGTCCGCCGCCGGAGCCGCCTTCGGCGTGCTCGGCGTCGCCCGAAGCTGGCCGTGAGGGACGCGAGGCCCCGGCCGATGGCCACCCCGCGTTTCCAGCAAGAGCCGGGCTTCCCCGTCACGCGCCTTCAGACCTAGCGCGTTGCGCTTCGCCCGGATGCGCTCCGGCGTGGAGCCCAGGGCCTTCGCAATCTGCGCGCTCGTCTCCCCGGCCTCCCACCGCTTGGTCAGGATCGCCACGCGTTCTTCATTCCAGATCATGGTTAAGCTACCTCTACTCAAAATGGGATGTCGTCGCCCTCAGGCCGCCATTCCGGGCCGTCAGGAATTCGTGTGCCGATGAATTTCGCGCCGGGAAAATGGACCTTGGCCATTTGCAGGGCGCCGGGGATGGCGTCGATCAGCCGCCCGACCTCCGCCGGGGTGTAAACGCTCAGGTGACGGCCATCAGCGATGACCCGCGAGACCTCCGCATCGGTCTGCACAAACGCCGCCACTGACCCGCCAGACAGCGGGACTTCCCACACCCAAGGCGCAATAGGGCGGTGGCCCGCCTCTTCAGCCGCAGCGCCGATGGCGTCCCAGGCCCGGACCATCGCCGCCGCCTTCTGCTGCACCGTGGCCAGCAGGTCCCGCGTCAGGATCGGCGCATCCCACGCCGCCGCATAGGCCGCCGACCACGTCGCCTGCTGACGGCGGAAACGGGCCAGCAGATCGGGCGTCGCCAGCTTTTCCGCCCGCCCCCAGCCCCACCGCGCTTCACACGCCTCCCGAGCCTGTTCCGTGGCCTGGAGGTAGCCGGTCAGCATGGCGCAATCTTCAGCGCTCGGCATAGCAGCCCTCCGGGTGCAGATCGGGCCGCAGCTCGACCGCCAACGCCTTGAGCTGGCCAATCTCGACGTCGAGAGCCCGCCAACGGTCCACATCCGCCGGCCGCGGTCTCGGCGTATGGGCCATGCTGTTCGCCAGCTTCCGCTGACGTCGCCGAATTGCAACGATCAGGTTCCAATACTGCCGTTGCGCCGGGTCCGCCTTTTCCCACGCCTTCAGCTCATCGAACCGCGACCGCCGGGGCGGCGGGAGGTCCGCCTGCACCCCCATTTTCGGAGCCGAAGCCATCACTGGTCACTGCCCCGCGTGAGGATTTCGCGAGCGAAAGCGAGCGCAGCGAAATCCGCAACAAGCGGATCGCTCTCCCCTCTCCCGAACGTAGTGAGGGAGAGCAGGCGCGCGCGTGAGAGAAAGGTATGTAACCTGCGGTTTTCCTTCATCTTTTTCATCCGGCTTCCACGCGTTTTGACTTTTGGTAATCCAGGACAGTTTCGCCTGTCTTTTCAATCAACATTGGCCAGCCCCGACATTCCGTGCCGACGCGCCGAAATGAGCTTTTCGTCCTCGATAAGCTGGCGCACCACGAGCCGAACTTGGTCGTACCGGTAGCCGTCTTGGGCCAGCAGCCGGCCGAGACGCTGGTAGACGTTGCGCCGGTGGCCGCGGATCTGGGTGAAGGGCGCGCGCTCCGCCCAGGCCTCATCCACCGCCCGGCGCACCCGGTGCGCGATGGCCAGCCGGATTGGGTCATGGTCCGCCATGTCGTGTTCCGCGATGAACACCCCGGCGTTGAAGCCCAGCCGCATGCCGGTCTCATCGCCCGAGCTGGCGTAGTTGGCCTTACCGCGGGTCAGCAGGCGGGCGTCGCCGTCCTCCTTTTCCGGACGGCTCAGGTAGATGCGGCTGCGAACCGCGTTGTTCCAGGCCGTGGAGCCGCTGTAGCCCCGACCCCCCTCCGACATGCCCGACACCGAGGGATGGCCCAGCAACAGCACCGTCAGGACATGGCCGCGCGCCTTCTGCTGGCGGATGAAGCCGCCCAGGACGGTCTTGGCGAAATAGTTCACCTGCGGCCGGTCCATCTCGTTCCCGCCGAAGACGTCCGCCAGCGTGTCGACGATCAGGAGGGCCGGGTTCAACTGTCCGATTTTCTCGGAAAGTTCAGCGTGGAACTTGCCCAGGGTCGGCACGCCGTTGCGGTCGAACGTCACTAGCACGTTCTCATGGCCAGCCCGCGGCCAGAGCCAGACGTCATCGAACGGGTTGCCGATCGGATGGCCCATGCTGGCCTTGATGGCGTTGTGGCGCCGATGCAGCTCGGCCTCGTCATCCTCGCAGAAGACGCCCATAACGCTCCCGGCCATGGTTTCCATGCCCAGCCACCGCGCGCCCTTCGACACCGCATAGGCGAGCTGCTGGGCCAGCAGCGTTTTGCCGAGGCCGCCGTCGCCATAGAGGCTGTTGACCGCGCCGCAGACCACCCAATCCCGAACGATCCATTCCCGCTCGGGCGGCTCGCCCTTCCATGTGCTGGCCTGGATGAGGGGAGGGGGTTGATCCGACTCGGCTTCGTCCTTAGCTTCGTCCTGCGTCCCCCCAAAGGCTGACGCGGTTGTTTCTGCCATGGCCTCGGGCCGCTGGCGTTCAGTAGCAGCGGCCCGGACCTTCGTATCCCAGCGCTTCAGCGCATAGCGCCATTTCCGGACCAGCTCGCTCCGGCCGCGCCCCTCCCGCTCCAGCAGCTCCGCATTCGATCCGGACCCCGTCAGGCGGCTTTTCGTCGTCCGCTCGTAGTTGGCCCACAGACGGTCCAATTCCCGCTCCTGGACGTCCTGCGACGGCGGGAGAGGGCTTTCCCGGTAGAGATCGACCATCGCTCCCCACACGGCCACCTGGAGCTTGTGTTCGCGGTCGTCGACATCCAGGCCAAAAGCGTTCTTCGCCTCTGTCGACGCCACATGCTCGCGCGGGCCGGTCGGCTGTCCGCCATGCTCTTCGCGGAGGATCTCGATGGCTTCGATCAGCCACTCTGGCGCTTCCGCCAGATCACAGGCCCAAGGCTCCTGACCTGCGATCCACTCATAAGCTTTGCCGCTGGAGTGCATGGACGGCGGGCAGACGATGAACCCACCTTGACCGCGCACGTCGATGCCCATCGACGGGGCCTTGAACGTCGGTGGAGAATAGCCAGGCGGGCAGCGGAACAGGAATTGGAACCCGCCGCCGCCGGTGAACTGCGCCCAGGTGTCGGGCGACATGGAATTCGAATGCACGCGCAACAGGCCGATCCACCACTGATCGGCGAGCGGGTTCTTGTAATTGTCCAGGTCGACCACCAGCAGGCCGCCCGAGGCCGCCCCGGTGATCAGGCCCATGTTCTTGCGAGCCCGATGCTCGCCGGCAGGGCCGTACCAGCGCGCGAACAGGCTATCCGGCGTCAGGCTGTGCTGGAACTCCAGCCAGTCGACCACCGGCCGTTTCCACTGGCCGCCTTCCACCGGCAGGTGCGAGGGGACGACCTGGAGCCCAAGCCCCCGGTACATCGCAGCCCATTCCGCTGCGCTGGACCACTCGTCATCGAACTCGACCACCTGGACCACGCCCCATCATCCGCTGAAAGCGCGGGCCGGTCCCCGCGCGGTCCTCTAGAAGTCTTCGTCTACGTTGGGCGCCGCGATCGGCTGCGGCTCGGGTTCCGGCTCCGGCTGCGCCTGCGCCACCGCCGCAGCCTTGCCGTCCGCGGTCAGCTCCGCCGGCCGGTCGACCCACTTCACGATTTCCCATACCGGCTGATAGTTCGTGGAGCTGACCGGCTTTCCGTCCGCCCCTTTGCCCGACGTCGAGACCGGAACCGTCTGACCCAGCTTCACTACCGGCAGCTTGCCGGGGTTGGCCTTGGCCCCGGTTAGGAAGGCATCGTGCAGGGCGTCCATGCCCTTGATGCTCACCTGCGCATTGCTGGCCATCTCCCGCACATCGCCGCCGGTCTGTTTCCCGGTCAGCATGTGAACGCGGAAGCCAGACCGATGCTTGTCGCTGGGCTTCGGCGGCATGGCCGACCCGAAGGGTGCGGTTGTGATTTCCGGAGCGGCGCCGGTCGGGAAGTAGAGCCAGCCGATTTCAATCCGCTCCAGATCCATGATCGCCTGGAAAACGGGGGTCACCTCGACGTCATTGGTGACCCACGAGCCGTTGACCTGCGCGCGATCCACCCGGAAGAGCCGGCCGGCGCGCGCGTCGTATTTGATGACCGGTGTCCGGTCCTCGCCGCCTGAAGCTTGCGGCAGTCCAAGAGCCATATTCACATCCTCACGTCACACGTTGCCCGGAGCCGCCGGGCGCGGATCACGTCCTCACTTGAAATCGAAGCGGTCCCGCAGGATCGCGCCCACATCCTCGGCGGCGATCTCCTCGCGGCGCAGGGCGATGCGGTCGGTCAGCGGCTCATCCCAGGCGCCGGGCCACGAGTCCTTGTTCAGCTCTGCCCAGGCTTCGAACTCGGCGAGCTGTTCTTCGAACATGCACAGCTCGACCATGCCGCAGAGCGTTTCCCACCGGCCGGTTGCGTTCATGGAATAGGACGACGGGCGCTCCAGCGCCTTCAGCAGCGCGCCCATCTCAGGCGACCCGCCGGATTGCCGGCTCCGCCCCGAGCAGCTTTAGGCGGCGGTTCTTGGCCATCCGTCGTGCGGAAATGCGCAGCGCGAGCGCGTGACGCTCTCGCCGAAGCGCGGCCAGCTCTTCAACTTTGGCCTCGATGATCTTGGCCATGGCCGCCAACTGGATACGTTCGAAGCCTGTCGCCCCCTCCAGGTGAGCGGCGTTCATGTTGAACCTGCGCATCAGGCGACCGCTTTCAGGCCATGCTTGCGCCGGCCATAGGCCGCGATGAGCGCCGCTTCCGCCCGGCCATCCTGCGACTTCCCGGACCAATCCCGCGACCATCCCGGCCAGAATTTGGAAGCTGCAGCACGGGCGTCATCCTTGTCCGCCAGCACGCCCATGGCCTTTTTCCAGGTAGCCGGCGGGGCCTCGTGCAGCGGGATGAACTGCGCGATGATCAGACCGCGGAGCAGTCCGTAGTTGCGCATCGACGTTGCGGGTCCGGTGACGCCCTGACCTGGACGCGGCGTGGGGACTTCAATCCAGGCCTCGACGACCCGCGGGCCCATGTGATCGAGCAGCCTAGCTAGGCTGTACTCATCGACCGTCGGCTTGCCGCCGACGTTCCAGGAGGGCATGTCATCCCACTGCACCAGCTCGCCGGACAGGTAGTCGATGAAGGCCAAGGCGCCTTTCAGGCCAGGGTCGACGCCGAGGATCAGATCGGCGGTCACGCTGCGACCCCCTTCTTGCGGGCGTAGTGCGCGGCCAGCTCGCCATAGGAGGCGAAACCCGCCTCGACGATGGGTCGCCAGTATTCGGACGGAATGGAGTCGCGCCACGCCCAGGAGCGTACCGTGCGGACCTTCCGGACAAGGCCTATGCGGTCATGAAGGACGAGCGCGCCCCCGGCGTCCTTGATGACGTCGGAATGCGTTCTCATGCCCCGCATCCTGCAAAATGCATTTCGCGGTCAGCAAGCCAATTTTTAGAGTTGCATGGTCGCAACTTCCCAGTATGCAATATGCAGCACATGGATGCCCCCAACGCCCGTCTGAAGTTTGCGCGAGAGCAGCGCGGCTATGAAACGGCTTCCGCAGCGGCGGAAGCGATGGGGGTTCCCGTGTCGACCTACACAATGCATGAGAAGGGCAGTCGCGGTTTCCGTTCCGAGACAGCTCGGCAATATGCCGATTTCCTGCGCACGACCCCCGAATGGCTCCTCTATGGCCGCTCCCCGGAGAGCGCCAAAGCCAGCGTTCCGCTTGTCGGTTTCGTGGGCGCGGGATCGCAGGCTTTCCTCTTCGCCGCTTCAGCGGCCAAGGCCCAGGTCGAACCGCCCCCCGGAGCGACCTCTACAACGCGAGCTGTAGAAATCCGGTCGGAGGACGGCTTCGGCTCGTCCTTCGACGGATGGCTCGCCTTCTTCGACGAAGCCGACCAAGGCCCCGTCACCCCCAAGCACTGCGGCGAGCTTTGCCTTTGCTGCCTTCCAGACGGGAAAATCCTCGTCAAGAAGCTCCAGCGCTCCGGCGCCTCCGACCGCTTTCACCTGACCTCAGGACTGGCCGACCCGCTGTTTGACCAACAGCTCGTCTGGGCCGCCCGCATCGTCTGCATGAAGCCTCGCTGACCGACGCTTAACGCGTCGCGTCGGCTCCCGCCTGCTGCGCATTTGTCGCGGCTGCGCATGATGCATTTTGCAGGAATCAGCGGAGGGTACACGTGGGGAGACATGAACGCTCATGGGCTCGCGCTCGCCGCCGGAACCTCCCGGCCATGGAAAAGGCCTGCACGCGCTGGATCGCCGAAGCGCGGGCCCATCCAGATGGCGCGGAAGCGCTCCGCAACCGGGTCCGATGGATCGACGCCCAGGTGGAGGCTATGGCCGCCAGCGTGGCTCAGGAACAGCCGGCGCCTCCGCACCTGGAGGGCCTGACCTTCTGGGACCTCACCGAGCTGGCCAAGCGTCTGCTGTGGGCCGCCAATCAGCAGGAGAAGTCCCCGTGACCCGCGGCTTCCTGCGCTTCGTCCTCTTTCTCCTCGACCTCGCCGCCTGCGCCTTCCTGATCGGCGCCGGCTTCTACGTCGCCCGTCACTTCATTTTTCGGGGAACCCCATGACCGCCGCCATCCACCAGGAACCCGCGGATTTCTACATGCTGTGGACGAAGACCGGCTGGCCGCCGCGCAAGCAACACACCGGCATAGATGAGGCCTTCGCAGAGGCGACTCGCCTGGCGGAAATGTTCCCCGGCAAAAAGTTCATTGTCCTGCACGCCGTGGGCAAGGTCAGCGCGGGGGGCGGGAACGATGACCCGAAGAGTTGAACCCTTCCCCTGTGCATGGTGCGGCAAGATCACCCAAAGGCGGGCGATCGACGTGACGCGCTCCGTCGCCGCTGGCCGGCCCCTGTTCTGCGACAAGGCCTGTTCCGGCATGGCCCACCGCAACGCGCAGTCCGTGGCCGCCCGCAAGGCCTGGAAAGCCGACTACGACCGCGAGTATCGGGAGGCGAACCGCGAGAAGCTGAAGGCGGCGAAGGCCGCCCGCCACAAGGCCACCTACGATCCGGAAAAGGCGCGCATCGAGCGCAAGCGCCGGGCGCCGAAGCATCTCGAATACTGCCGCCAGCCCGAATATCGCGCCTGGAAAGCCGAGTACGACCGCGATTACCGGGCGCAGCGCTACTACGGCGATTTCGCCGAAGCCTATCTCATCCTCCAGGAACTGGAGGGGGAAATTCGGGTCCGCGTGCCCCGGCACGAGCTGAAGGCCCAACACGGCACGCTGAACAAATGGATTGAAAGGAGACGAGCCTATGACCGTGACCACTCAACGTCTTAGCGCGGTGAACCTGAAAGACGCCCTTTGGGAGACCCTGAAGGACGTCAAGAACGAGCAGATGCAACCCGCCCAGGGCGATGCCATCGCCTGTCAGGCGCGCGAAATCCTGCGGACGGTCAAAGTCCAGCTTCAGGTGTGCGCCCAGGCCAAGCGGCCCGTCCCGACCGAAGTCATCGACTTCGCCGAGAAGCCGTGATGCAGGTCAATTTCTCCGGTCTGCGCGAAGAGCTGGCTGCGACGGCGGAGCCGCCTGCCGGCTGCGTCGGCTGCATCTACCGGAATTCGATCGGAAGTTACTTCATGGTTGTCGCCCATGAAGGGCGCGGGGAATGCCGCACCGGCTACCTGCATTATCTGCGGCTCGACCCCCGGACCGGCGGGATCATCGGCTCCGGCCGGATCGGGGATTGGTATCTGCAAAAATGGCGTCGCGTCGGCCGATGCGAAATCATCATCTCCGACCCGGAATGGGACCTTTGAGGACGTGTTCAATGTGGCTCTACATTCCGCCGCACGAGACCTTACCGCCGTTTCCCTTTGTTCGGGGGCCGGGGGCCTCGACTTGGCCATGGACCTTGCGGTACCGCGATAAGG